CCTGGTAAACCGCCCATTCGATCCCCACTGCGTGAGTCCAGGGGTATATCTCCTGCCCCCCGCTTTCGGGGAGTGGGTATAGGGCAATCACCGGACAGTTCTTCGAACTAGGCGGGTCTTTAACGTTGACGCCCAGATAGAAAGTGGGCGCTCTCCCGTATTTCGAAAGCGCCCACGATTTGATTGTTTCGTCATTGACCAGAAGATCCAGCCAATGCCGCGCTACCGCTGTCGCCTCGATTCTCGTCACCCCCAGACCTTGTATTTTTTACCGCTCTTGAATACGTTCTTCGGTACGCCTTTGGTGAGATACCCGAATATCTTGTCCTCAACATACTTCGGGGCTTTCGGTAAAAGCACGTCCCGCATCGGGCCAATTGTCGGCCTTGCCGGGATCACAACCTCTTTCCTGCCCGGCTTGATGCCTATTCCCGCGGCGAGGTACGCCCGGCGCATCTTTCCGGTGATGCGAACCTTCGCGCCCTTCTCCTGCTTCGTGCCCAGCCTCACCGCTGACTCAGACAACCACCCGACAACTACATCCCCGGAAGATTTGTACTGATAGCCAACTGCTTTAGCCAAACCTCCCAGGGGTGCGTAACTGCGTTTGCCCTTCTTGTCGAATGCCTCGTCAAGTTTGCGGCGAACCTTTGCAGGTAAAAAAGGCGCGTATGCCCGACCTCCCGGCGCTCGGCTTTTAATCCCCTTCTTGATCTCTTTTTGCATATACCAGCCAAGGGATTTCAACGCCTTGCGCCGAAAATCCGGGAACTCGTTCATCGCCCATTGCAGCCAGGGAGTAGCCTCGTCCTCAACTGTGACGGAGTACATTTACAACGCCGCCTCGTTGCCCGTTGCCTCAAGGCAGAAAACTCCGCTATGCCTCTCAGAGATTCGGACAACCCACCACGTCTCACCGTCAACGACCACCTTGTCAAGCGGCACAGGCTCGGATACGTCGCTCGCCTTGATCCAGAGAGTAGCCCGCGCCGCCTGTCCGTCGCTCGATACCGTATTCCCGGCGGCGCGGTTATCCCCGTATTCCACTACTGCGGTTATCGTTTTGCCGTTATAGGTGACGGTTGAGCCGAAGTCTGTAAACATGACCGTGCTATCGAACTCTTGCAGACCTGCGATACTCATTTATCCGTCACCCCCTTTCGGTTAAGCGTTGAGTTTTACCAGGGCTACTGCCCCGGCGGTCTCTTTTACCGACGCGCACATGCCCGCCACTTTGTGAGAAGATGCTGTCTTGGTGAGGTTCTTAGCGCTGTTATCCCAATAGAGAACGTCACCAATTGCGAATGATGCATTAGTAACGGTTGCCATTTCGAAAACACCGCTGACGAAAACGGCACCCGTCTCAAGCGCACCTATGTCGGTAGCGCATACCCCGACATGGTTACCTATGACTACAACCGTTCCGGCAGTAAGAGCGCTCCCGGCGTTGTAGTAGTCGAGTATTTCGCCTTTCTGTATGTAAACTGCCTGTTTAGCCACCTATATCACCCCTAACCGTTGATCTTGACCCGCGCGGTCTCTGCGTCCGCGGCGTGATTCGCGGCGGCCATCCCTGCGGGTATGTCAGTGTCAACGACAATGAAGTAGAGTTTGTCGCCCAGCGCCCAATCGGTTTCCTCACCAGCCGCGGCGGGGATGGTGAACCCGACGTATGTACCAGTGAATGCTTCGGCTGTAGTGGCGGCGCTGTCTGCCCCGTCCTCGCTACCCACAACGCTCCAAGCCTCGGAACCCGCAACGTCGGCATTAGTAACGGTGAGCGTGAATACCTGTGCGGCGGTCGCGGCGTCAACCGTGACAGCCATCTCGGATATGTCCACATCGCCAGTGTTGCCAGCATCGGCCCAAACCGCGCCAGCCGTCGGAGTATCGTTTGCCGAAGTCAGGACACCGTTTTCAACGTCCCAGAACAACTCGTCGCCTATATCCCAATCGTCACCGACAAGCGCGGCAAGTTCCCATACACCCTCGACGGCGATAGGTTTTGTAGCGCCGTTGGCGATGTCGGTAGTGCAGATGCCTATGGCGTTACCCTCAAGACTCACAACGTCGCCTATGGCAAGATCCGCGCCTGCCGTGTAGTTGATGAATTCTCCTACCTGGATGAACTCGGCCTCTTTAGCCAACTATGTCACCTCCTGCAAAACCGTCATTACCGCTTACTGCGCGCCTGTTCCGGCGTTTTTGTAGAGCCCGCGCCAGTCCATAGCCTTTGCGCCAGCGTCGATGCGAACCTTGTATTCCACGCCGTCCATGCTCCAACCCTGCTTTGTCTCAAGGTAGGGTGCCTGTACGCCGTTGAGGAAATAGACGGTGACGGTCTTGCCTTTCCCTGCGAACAGGTACCATGCATCGGTATCAGCATCGTCAAGGCGAGGCTCGTAAACGCGAGTGAATGCGCCGGAGTAGATGTTCTTAAGGTTTGGCTGATTGCTTTCCCCGCCGATAAGCACGGTGTTGAAGAAGGTCTCGGCCTGCACTTCGAGTGCGACAGGGGCAACAAAGAATTCCGGCCTGACATTCAGTCTGCGTTTGCCCTTGATGTCCTTCTGTGACTTCATAGCAGTAACGGCGGCGCCGATGGTTGCCACGCTGGGGACTGCGCCTGCGGACTGAAGGTTGTAATGGTAGGTGTTATGGAAAAGTGCCCTGCCGTCGCCCATGTTCGGGTTAGCGGTGATCTGCGCCCATGCCACGTCGCCGACCTTGCGTGCGGCGGCTTCTCCGCGCTTCATGGGGAGTTCGGCAATCTGGCCTATGTCGTCATTGACAATTGCCTGCCTTGTGAGCGCGAACAGCTTCCCATAGGTGACAACCTGGTACTGCTCGAACTGCTCGGCGGCTTCGCCGTATTTATACTCGCCATGCTCCGGGATGAGGTCAAGGTCTTCAAGTTCGGAAGTCCTAGCCGCGGTATGGATATGGAAATTCGACACACTCCCGGTATTGAAAACGGTGGGCCAGGTTTCCTGTGCGCCTTCCCATCCGGCGAGTACCGACTTATGGGCGATGTTCCCAAGAACATAGGGGAAATCGTCGGTAGCCATTGCGCGGCCTACCATCTCCATAGGGTGCATGGGAACCTTGATACCGTTCCTGCGAAGGACGTCGCGGGCAATCTCTCTCATGGTCATGCCAGCGAATTCCTCATACCCTGTTTTCCGCTGTTCGTCGGTCAGGGGCAGGAAGGATACCCTCGCCTGAATCCCGGCCTCCATTGCGGCGCGAACCTTGTCGCGCTCGTCCTCAACCACGACCGCAGGAGACGACACTGCCTCCCTTTCGCTTATCATCGATTCGAGGATCTCCTTTCTTGCGGCGTCTACACTGACGCCTTCGCTTATCCACTTCTGTACCCGCTCGGACTCAACACTGTGCTTGAGACCGATGGCAACTATCTCCGCATTGCGCTCCTGCTCCGCTTTGACAGCGGCGGCGCGTACTTCATCAAGATTCACCTCAGGCTCTTTGATAACCTGCGTCTCTTTCTCGTCCACTGTGACAACACTCCTTTCATCGTTTCCTGCTTCCTCTGGTGCTTCCGGCTCTTCCTCGATAGACCGCCCCACTCCGACAGTCGCGTCGGCGGGGATAGGCTCAAGGCTGATTTCAAGCACGCTCCATTTCCTTACAATTGCCGCGTCTTGTTCGTATGGCCCGAAGCGCTCATCACTTGAAATATCTCCCGCCTCCACGTATTCATAGGAGTGCGACCCCCACTGGTATCCGAAACTGACACCCTGGACAGTTCCGCTTTGAACCTTCGACCATACAAGTTCGCTCTTCTCGTCGGTATCAAACTGGATGGTTGCCCGGCCTTTGTTGTCGGCGGGGTCAACCCACGCCTTGATGACTCGTCCAACCGGCATGAGTCCGAAATTACCGTCCCTGCCATGAGCGAACAGCACTCCCGCCACGCCTGACTCCAACCTCGAAAAATCGGGAGCGCCGTTATCGTGGCGCAGGATTTCCAGGCCAAACCATCTTTCCACGGGTTCCTCAGACGAAAACGCGAGGG